GCATAGCATTCAGTTTTATTTTAATGTAGTTAGCTTTGGTCTTGTTTCTTGAGGAAATCTTAAATGCTAAATAATCTTTACCAGCTATTAAATTCTTAGCTCCCACCATTAACTTAAACTTATTACCACCCAACTGATTAAAGATTTCTTTTGCTACAGTCGTATCAGTCATCATACACCTCCTTCTATAAAATTAACTCCATTGTCTTTCATGGTCTTTTAAATCTTGTAGCACATCAACAGCATCCAAATAACATGATTTTTCTGTTGAGTAAAAAGCACTATCAATTAATATGCCATGATATAAATGTTTTGCTGTAAAACAACCTTGACGGTCTTTGCTTATTTTTATATCAGTTCTTTTAAATCTATTAGCCATTTTAACCTTCTTATAATAAACCTTTAATAATTATCATGACTTTTTCTATTTGCTCAGGTGTGGCTGTTGTTACACTTGTTTGAAAATTGTTGTACAGTAATTTATCAATCATCATGTTTATTGATTCTAAATCATTTAAACTAATATCCAAAATGTTCATCATATCCCTCCTGTTAAGATTAGAAAAATAATGTCATTAACTAATAACTTGGTTTTTTCTCCTATATACTTCATGTCAAGTTCATTTTTTAACTTGAAGATTCCATTTACTGCTCCCTCTCCCAACCACATCTTCGCTTTGTAATCAATCATAGTTTTATCGGGAAGTTCAATCCAATAGTGAGGATAGAAACTCTTATCTTTATAAACCACTCTACCATAATAAACTTGATGCTTAACTTTATTTTGCTTGAGAAGATAATGAATAACTCTTGTCATCCCATCGCATTCAAGAGGAAGATTCTCATAATCTTCAATCATAGTTTTTATATCTTCAGTTTTCATTCCCAGCTCCCATAATGTTTATACTTCAATAAGTTTACAGCAGTTTCTGTTGGAGTGTACTTTTTCATTTTAGTTGCCTTTGCTAACTTATAATAATTCTTAGCCATCATTTGAATATCGTTTCCATTACTCTTATCAATAACTATTAATCCTTTTCCTATTTCAACCCAAGCATGACCATAACGAACTCCCGCAATATCTCCTTGCCCACATACTTCACCATGAACAAGCATTGGAGATTCAAACTTACTTAGTGAGTCTTTCTCTTCTTTGAGGAACTTATAATCAACAACATAGTTCGCAGCAACTTGGTAGCAATCACCTAACATTTTCTTTTTCTTTTTCATTTCCATTCCCCTTCAGTATTAATAACAACAACCTTATCAGCGTGAGGTGCAACCAATTCAAAACTAAAATGAATATCTTTGTACTTCTCTTTGACAACTTCTTCAAGAACAGTTCGAGCTCGTTCTCGATTACGTTTCAAAGCAGTATTAAGAGAAGCAGTAACATAAACTAACTCGACTTCAAATCCTTGTTCCTTTACTTCATAAATACGTCTCACCATCTTATCAGAATTAGCTCCAGTTCCATCAAGAACAAAAGAAACATCCTTTAGTATTTGCTCTTGGAACTTTGCCTCCAGAACTCCCCGACTCCATTCATGAACTAAACTAGGATTCTTTGGGTCATAGTCAGGGTGCTCTTTCTTGATTTCATCGCAATCAAGAATCACCATGTCAGAATACTTCTTCTTAGCCACAGTTGACTTCCCAGAAGCAGGTGACCCTAACATAAAAACGACTTTCTTGTTTTCCATTCCTTGTCTCCATTAAAAAGGTCATTCAAAATTAAGTTTCTTACAAACAGCTTTTAGTGCTTCAAACACAGAAACAAATTCACCAATCATCAAAGAGTTCTCAAAGAGGAGAATCCCATGATTTCCATTCCCTTTCATAACTTCAATCTTTTGCCCATGAAACTCAAACTCATCTTTTCCAATTTTTTTCAAGTGACTTTTCATTTTCTTATCTCCTCAACTATTAATATTATAGGCTTTTTGCATATAAATGTAAACAAAAAAAAGATAAAAAATAAAATAAATCCTAAGGCTTTGCTTTATAAGTACTTACGGGAGCTTTTTTTGAAAATAATTATTTACTTATTTTATAAAGGGTGTATAATGCAAAAGCATGGTTAGGAAAGACGGAAAAAAGAAAAAGGTCGACAAAAGAAAAGGCAAGAATGGTAAACTAACAATAAAAGAGGAGTTGTTTAAAAACGAATACCTCCTCAATGGGTTTAATGCTACTAGAGCCTATATGAAAGCTTACCTATTAGAAGAAGAGGATTACAATTCTTGTGGGGTAGCTGCGTATGCAATGATAAGAAACCCAAAGATACGCAAAGAGATTGATGCACAACTCACTAAAACATTTACAAAGATGGAAGTCAGTAATGAATTATTGATTGCCTCCTACGTCAATCAAGCATTCTATGATGAGAGGAGTTTCTTTGATGAGGATGGTGAGTTCATTGGAATGCAGAACTTAAATATAGTTCAGCAGATGTGTATTGAATCCATAGATACTAATGATAGATATGATAAAGATGGAAACCATATAGGGACAACCACAAAAGTAAAGTTCTATTCAAGGAAGCAGGCAATGGATTCATTAGCAAAGTACAAGGGATTAATAACAAATAACAACAACAATACATTTGTATTCAATCAGGATAATAGAAAAGTTGAATTAACGATAGCATCAAATAAACTAAAGGAGCGACTAGGTGTTGACAGAATTATTGAACTCAACAAACAACTCAAAGACCCTAGCAAATAAAGATAAGACAGAAGTATCAGAAGAGCTTATCAAAATGGTTGGGGCAGAGGTATCGCTCAAGTTATTCATTGAGCAAGCCTGGCATGTAGTAGAACCATCAACACCCTTTATTGATGGATGGCATTTGGATGTTATCTGTGAACATCTGGAAGCTGCACAGAAGGGACAAATCAAAAGACTGATAATCAACATCCCACCTCGTCATATGAAATCATTAGCTGTAAGCGTATTCTTCCCATGTTGGGTCTGGATTAACGACCCAGCTTCTCGATGGTTATTCTCCTCTTATGCACAAGACCTCTCAACAAGAGATTCATTAAAGTGTAGACGACTTATACAATCATTGTGGTATCAAGCGAACTGGTCAAGCAAGTTTGAGATAACAAGCGACCAGAACCAGAAGACACGATTCGAGAACAACCACACAGGAGTACGACTATCAACCTCTGTAGACTCATTGGCATGTGGTGAGGGTGGTGATTACATAGTAGTTGATGACCCACACAATACTAAGCAAGCAGAATCAGAACTGAAGAGAAACAATGTTCTGTTATGGTGGGATGAGGTAATGAGTACACGACTAAACAATCCAAACACTGGTAGAAAGATAATCGTTATGCAGAGACTACACGAATCAGACCTCACTGGGCACATCTTAGAGAAAGAGCTCGATTACGTTCACTTGATGTTACCTGCTGAGTATGAGAAGGATAGGAAGTGTACTACTGTTCTGTTTGAAGACCCACGAAAGAAAGAAGGCGACCCACTGTGGGATAATCTATATAACAAGACAGCACTAAGAAATCTTAAAAAAGAGTTGATGTCTGAATACGCTATCTCAGGACAATTACAACAAAGACCTGCTCCTCGTGGTGGTGGCATGTTCCAGATAGATAAGTTTCAGATAGTGGGAGCGATTAACAAAAAGGAGATATTAAGGAGTGTTAGATATTGGGATAAAGCAGGGACAGAGGATGGTGGAGCATTTACAGCAGGAGCGTTAGTACATAAGATGGTAGATGGTTCTTTCATAGTAGCTGATAGGGTAAAGGGGCAGTGGAGTGCGGGGAAGAGGGAGAGGATAATAAGACAAACTGCCGAAGTGGATGGAAAAGAAGTTAATGTGTGGGTAGAACAAGAGCCAGGGAGTGGAGGAAAAGAGAGTGCAGAAAATACAATTAGAGGTTTAGCAGGTTACAGGGTGAGGGCTGATAAAGTGACAGGTGCTAAAGAAGTAAGGGCTGAACCATATGCTAATCAAGTAGAGATAGGAAATGTATCATTATTAAAAGCAGAATGGAACAAAGACTTTCTATATGAGCATGAATCATTCCCTGTTGGTAAGTATAAAGATAGTGTGGATGCTACTGCAGGAGCGTTCAACAAACTAATAGCTCAGAAAGCGAGGGTTGGGACATGGGGAGGAAAGAAGTAAATGGCAACTAAAACAACAAACAGGATAAAGAAGAGTGGAAAAGTGGATAGTGATGGGAATGGTAAGTTTGACCTCCTCACTAACAAGGCGAAGGGAGAGCTACTCAACCTTTTCCATCAACAGACAACACGAAGACAATTAGCAAACAGACTAGGATTAAGTTTTAAAGATGACAACAGAGATACTTATAAAGCTCTGGGATACCCAGTTCAATTGGACTTTACTCATTACTGGGCATTCTATACAAGAGAGCATATAGCGAAGAGGGTGGTGGATGCCCCTGTTGATGCTTGTTGGCAAAAGCCCCCTGAAATAACAGAGAATGTAGCAGATGGAAAAGAAACCGAATTTGAGAGAGCATGTAAAGACTTGATAGATGAAAGAAAAATCTGGCATTATATGAGTAGGATTGATAAGCTGAGTGGTATTGGAGAGTTTGGTATTATGTTGTTAGGGTTTGATGGTGAACAAAGTCTGGAGGAAGAAGTAGACTCTGCCACTAAACTCCTCTACATTCGACCATACAAACAGGATAATGTGTCCATCAAGTCTTACGAAGAGGATATGACAGATGAGAGGTATGGTCTCCCTTCAGTTTATTCATTGAAAGTAACTAACGCTCAAGGTGGAGTGAGTGAGACTCTGGTACATTGGACTAGGGTTATTCATATAGCAGACGAGCTACTGGAAGACGATATACTAGGAACTCCAAGACTGATGAATGTTTACAATCTGATTGCTGGGTTACATTTAGTGGCTGGGGGTAGTGGAGAGATGTTCTGGAGAGGAGCATTCCCAGGCATGGCTTTCATACTTGATAAAGATGCTGAGTTTGACCCTAATCAAGATTCTACTTCCTTGAACAATGAGATAAATGACTACATACACGACCTTAACAGAACTCTTAAACTACAAGGAATGGATGTTAAGAATCTAGCACCACAAGTGGCTGACCCTTCCAAGACCGTTGAGGTATTGATTACATTGATAGCAGGAGCCAGAAACATTCCAAAGAGAATACTTGTAGGAGCTGAGAGAGGTGAGTTGGGAGGTAATAGAGATGAGAACGCTTGGACTAAGAAG